ACTCCTTGCACCCGGAGGAGGCACTAGGCGGCGGAAACGACTGCCCCGACTGCGGTGAGTGCCTGTTTACATGCCATCTGTTCTGCCTTCTTTCGTGTGCTCCCGGCACCAATCCCATACACCTTTCCAGCGACCATCACCGCCACCACAATCTCATTCTTCTTCGGATCATTGGATCGCATCTCGTAGTCCGGCGTACACTTGAACTCGCGTTGACAGTACTTCTGAAACAGGTCCTTGAAGTTGGTTGCAGAGTTCACGATCTCGTCCACGTCAAGATACGCCTCCATCACAGTCGTCACGAAAGGATACACGATATTGAAGCGGTTACCGCAGTCCGTCCACAACGCCCCAAGGAACGCCTCAAAGATGTCTCCGAGCTTCTTGGTGTTTGACCGCCCAGCAATGGCCACCGAGTCCTCGTTATGACGGGAGATCACGTAGAACCGATCGAGTCCAATGTTCTTTGACAGCCCTCCGATACGGTCATTGTTGACGAGTTCCTTACGGGCATCCGTCAAGAACCCCTGCTTCTTCTCGGGGAACTTCTTGCGTAGATACGTCGCGATACAGGCACCGAGGACTGCGTCACCTTCAAACTCAAGGCACTCGTAGCTCTCATCTTGGAGGGGCATGACGCCGGAGGGACAGGGAGCGAGGGTAGCCGGCTCTCCATCGGGCGTAGTGTAGTCGGTGCGACGAACGTAGGTGGTGTGAACCATGGCGGTCTGAAATACCTTCCGGTTACCCACGCGGTAATGAGGGAGTCCGTGGCGGCGAAGAATGCGGTGGATGTCCTCTTCAGTAAAGAGTCGATTGGAGGCATTGTAGGGTGAATACATGCCCTCTCTTCACTCCCTCGCGGTAAATTCGTTTTTGTCGTTCAGATACAATGGCAAAGACTCGTCGCGGAGGTTTCCTCGGCATCAAGAAGGCCGTGAAGTCACTGTACCAAACCAAGAAGCAGAACAAGCGGATGTATCAACTGTCTCGCAAGCGTCAGCTGAAGCGTGTGAAACAGCAGGCTGAGCTGAGTCGCCGCAAGCACCTTCAGAGGATTGCGGAACAGCGTGCCAATATCGAAAACGCTGCGTACTAATAATGGGACAGATCCAATCGTTTGCATATAACGTCGTTCGTACCCCCGAGACCGCACCGCCACTTGAAACCTGTATCGTGGATGTCGCCGCATGTCGCTACGAGATCCCGACCCACAAAGACATGGCGGTCTGCTTCGTCTTCTTCAATCCTGCCCATTCGAAGAAGATGCTGATGAACTACTTCTACACTGTCGAAAAATTGAAGCTTGCTAAGATCCCCTACTATACGCTTGAACTGACGTTTGGCGACGCCGAGCCGGAGATCAAGGACGCGTACCATGTGAAGGGGACGAGTGTGTTGTTCCACAAGGAGGTCTTATGCGGTCTCTTGGAGAAGCGTGTTCCGTGGCGGTTCAAGAAGATCATGTTCCTGGATGCCGACGTCATCTTCGGCAATCCCAAGTGGTATGACGACGTCTCGCGGTTACTGTCAACCTACGAGGTCGTTCAACCCTTTTCATCGTGTGTGTGGCTGGACAGCACGTACACTAAGCTCATCCAGACGCGGTTGTCGGTTGCGTACATGAACCGCGTGAACACGTACAACCACAACTACCACCCCGGGTTCGGGTGGGCGTTTCAGCGAAAGTGGTTCAAGGAGATTGGGTTCTACACGCACGGCATCACGGGAAGCGGAGATACGATGTCGACTGCGGCGTGGATGAACATCAAGTTTCCGAAGGGCTACATCCACCCGGCCCTTGTGTCGTCGTATGAAGAGTACTCTCGCATGATTTCTCCTAAGGTATCGTGTGCACTGGGCACGGTCTACCATCTGTGGCACGGCTCGGCCAAGAACCGCAAATATGTCGACCGACACCGCATCCTCGACGGAGTGCGGGACGTGCGTTCGATCATCCAACCGAATGCGGACGGTGTATGGGAACTGACAGACCGCAAGGTAGACGAAAAGATGCGAGAGTACTTCGTTTCCCGTGAGGACGACGGAATGTGAATGTTTCCTCGCGTAGTAGTAAATGGCTCGTCGCACTCGTGGACGCCGACGCACTCGCCGAGCCAGGCGTCGTACCGCGAAAAAGCGTGGCGGTGCCAGGAGGTACTACAAAAAGTTCTGCGAATATTACGAAACTGACGTCGAAGGGAATAAGATTACTCCGGAGGAGTCTCTAGGAGAGATTGCTCCGGTAGGCGAGCAATGGGACAATGTAGATCATAGAGAACAAATGGGTACACCCGAGGGTGTGGACGACTAATCAACCTCTGTAATAAACGTGAGCTTGAAGTAAATCGTGTCATTGTCAATATTGTAGGCGAGACGGATATGGTCCAGACGATCGGCAAGGAGATTGTACCCGTCTCCATCAAGAAGGAGCTGGTGAATGTCGATCTCCTCATCGGATTCCACATTGTTACTGTGCCGCCACCTAGGAATCTGAAGATTCACAACCGCTTGGCGACCATTGAACAACGCGGACAAAGTTGAATGGATCAATCTGGACTATATCTCGCGGCCGTCCACGCCTACCGGGATTTAAACATTTTCTCCGTCCCTTACATATCCGTGTATTGATGCGAAAACAGCTATCGACATTGGCGTTTCAGGTGGTCGAGAGGCAGCAACAGCTTTCCGTCGCGGTGACACGAATTCAACGAGGATTCATGACACGCGAAAGTACCCTTGAAGCGTCCAGACATGTACAGGATATGGCGAAGATTCTTCGTGAGATCGAGGAATCATTGAAAACAAACTTTGACCACCGCCAAGTAAAAGGGAATAATGTCTGACATCACCATGCTCGTGGGCGGTGTCTCGCTGTTTCTCGGCGTCTGCTGTTGTCTGGGTGTAGCCGCATCGTTACAAGACGCAACCGCAGTGACCATTCAGGTCACTCGCAATCCGGTTCACTCGGCACCTGAAGATCCCGAAGATCCAGTGGACTTCAGCTCGAAACCAAAGTCGTCGGAGACAAGCTTGGGCTCGTGACGCTTGATAATCTCCTTCATCACATCGCCACCCTGACTACCCAGAATGTCCTTGAGATACAACTCCAGGTCCTTCTTGGACAGCGTCCAGCCCTTCTTCCACTTGTTGGGCCGCTTGACGTTGAACATCGCATCCGACTCACTCAGATGAATCTGGTCGGGCAGAATGGTGTGGGCGTAGAGTGCGGCGAGATCCAACTCGACTCTGCGACGCGTGTCGCGAAGTTCCGAGACCTGACCATTCAGGTCGGCGATGTTCTTGTTGATGCGAACGTACTTGGAGAGAATAGGCTTGAGGGCGTCCATTGTGGTTTGTAGTGTCACTCGCAAGGAAAGTATCCGTTTTAAGCAAGGATGTTCCTCTTTGACGAGGACGAGATTGAACGGTTGCGTACCGTCTATAACAAGGAACACTCCCGCGAAACACCTATTCAAAAGAATGACTCGAAAACCGTGTGGGGTGAACTCAAGCGTCGTCTCCATGCGAAGTGTAACACGGGCGAGCCTACGTGTATCGTCACCTCCATGATGAAGCGGCCGCGTGCTCCCAAAACGTGGAGTGCGAACAGCACCGAGTGGCTGTCCTCCGATGACATCGATAAGGTGGAGAAGGAGTACGAGCGAGTCATCGAGGATTACCACTTTATTGGGTGTGTGCCCATCGACTTTGATCTCAAGTCCGAGACGTCGAAGTGTATCGTGTCGACACTGTGCTCGATGAAGCTCGAGACGCTGTACAACAAGGGCTATCGTCAGATCGGCATCGTCTTCAATACCGACGTTCACGATGGACCGGGACAGCACTGGATTTCTGCGTTCCTGGACATTCGTCCGGAGCTCCAGTATCCGCGAATGACCTACTTTGATTCGTACGCCCGCAAGCCGGAGAAGGAGATCCAGCGTCTGATGTTTCGCTGGAAGGAGCAGTGGGATCGTCGTGGCGGCCCGGCGATGAAGCTGACGTACAACACGACCCGCCACCAGTTCAAGGAATCTGAGTGTGGAATGTATTGCCTGTACTACCATTACGCGTGCCTGATGGACATTCCGATGGATACGCGTGTCTCCGACGAGAAGGTCAATGCTTTCCGCTTCGGACCGTTGTTCCGTCGTTCCAAAAAATAAGAAGGGTAAGCAATGGAAACAGTCCTCGCGTTTGGAGCCCTCGCGACAGCGGGGTACTTGATGGCGTCCGCAGATGAGCGAGTCCGTGAACCTCGCACAGGAACACTGGTAGACTATTACGTTCCCGGCAGCACCTTCGAGGACATCTCCGAGGCCCTTCAGTCAGGTGTCCGACTCATTGAACTACACATCTACTCGGATGCCCAAGATGAGCCGGTTGTATCGCTCAAGCCGCACTATGACGGACATACGACTCGTTCGTTCGTGTCTGCGTGCGTGGACATCGTGAATGATGGATTTCCGTGCCTGGACCCGCTGATTGTGAGTCTCGTCTTACACACCGAGAAGAACTTCACCATCAACCGCGTCGCCTACCACCTGAACCATACGGTTCGCAAGCAGCTTATCCAGGGTTCCGTCATGGAGCTCCCGCTTGACTCCCTCGCGAACAAACTGATTCTCGTGTCGGGCAATGAGGCCCGCGGTACAAACCTGGAGCCGATGATCAATCTCTCATGGAGCGAGAGCACTCTGCGTCGACTGACGTACCAGCAGGCGGCCCACCCTCGCGAGGCCAGTGAGCTGCGTTCATTCACAAAGGATCACATCGTTCTTGTCGCACCTGACCAGGCCTTTTCTAAGTACAAGGTCATGGACGACGTCTATTCGTTCGGTTGTCAGTGGAATCTGTGCCCTCTCCCAACCACCACTGTGGGTTTTATTCCTCGCGATTAAACAAAATGGCAAACGCTTGGCTCACTCACGTGAAGAAGACGATGTCGGAGATGAAGCACCGAGGCACCTACAAGAAGGGCGACGGCCTGCGGAAGGTGATCATGGAGGCGAAGAAGACGTACAAGAAGCATGGCCACGTGGAGGGTAAGTCGAAGCAGCACACCCGCCGCCGCCGCCGCAGCCGCCGCTCGCTCTTCTAAACAAACACCGATCGCATAACCACGACCACCATCGCCAAACAGAACACCATATACACCCGCATACACAGCGGAGTCTCTTCGGCTCCCTGTTTACGTGAGTAGACCTCCAGTTGTGACCCGTCGAGTACGCTTATGGTCACGTTGTTTCGTGAAGCTCCCGTTATCGAGTCGGCGACAAGTCTTTCCATGATAGGTTGCTTTAGTACACCCGCTCTTGTAGTAAGCCACATGATGTGCGTAGCCCTTGAACGTGCGAATCGGCGAGTGCGTCTTTGCCGACAAACGCTTGAGCAGACCATACATCCAGTGGAGATAGACTGCACGCGAATTCAGTGCGATCGGATGCGTTTCCACATACTGCGAATAGACCTTCCGTAGCTCAGGGAATGGGTAGGTCCGCTTCATGGACCGTAAAAAGCTCTGCTGGACATTGACGTCATCGTAGTCGGGATCTTCGGGGTAATTGTACGCGACGGCAAAGAGAAAGTCGCGACCCGGCACGGCGTTCGGTTTCTTCTTGAGTATGTCCGCATACTTCATGTGAACGTCGTCGTAGGTGGGATCGGGGTCGGGAAGAATAACCGACGAGTCTGTCTTTGCCTGCGTGACCAGCTTGTGGTTCACCCTGCGATGGATCTCGTACAACCACCTCCCGGCATCCGCCGTTTTGCTCAGCGGATGGTCCGATACAAAGTTCGTCGTGCTCTCGCGACAGAACTTGCAGGGGAGGACTCGAGACATGTACGCAAGTGTTCGCTCGGGACTGGGTGACCCCTCTGCGATGAGGTGGAATAATTGCCATCCACTCGGCCCCCAGAATCGGGTGTCCATTGTATTCAACGCATATCTTTCTCCGCCAACCACGCGGCGATCTGAATGGTCATGGCGGAATCGAAGACAGGGTTATGGGCCTTGCCGACCGGAAAGACCTTCTTGAGCACTGGGTCGAGATCTTTCGCGATACAGTGATACGTCCCCTCAAGTTTCGCGGTCTTGCATTTCTTCGCGAACTCTGCGTTGTGTGTTGCGATGTCGACGATCCGAAGAGGTGAGTGAAACGGAATGCGATGGTGAGTACACGCAGACTTGATGGCTTTCAGATCCATATCGCCCTTGAGAATGACCACGGAATCGCTCATCATCTTCGTGAACTCGGCCAACCATGTTGCAGGTTTCAGGTGGGGCTTCACTTTGGGATCTGCGAAGTATGCCTTCACACTGTCGTCGTCATGAAGAAACTCGCGTGCCGTTCGCTCCGTCTCTTCGAGGATGTCGAGGATCAGTGCGGTGTTGGGCGTCACGGTCGAGTAGGATGAGGATACGCGGTTCAACTGTTTGGGCGGCGGCGGTAAGACTACAAAAAAGGGCGGAGACCGCATCCATCCATCCCCCGAGCGAGTCATGTAATACCCACCCACTTCACGAGGAAGGAATGACTTTCCGAGATGCCAGAACTCGCAATCGAACGCGAGTATGGACGTGGCCTTTCCGGCCAGCCTGTCGAGTCCGACGCTGCGGAACTTCATTATGTGCTTCCCTGAAAAACATTCTGACTCTCTCAATAAATGCTGGACACCAAGGATATTATCATTCTGACTGCGGCGTTTTACCTCGGCTCGGTGGTGGCCTCCTTCTTCAAGTCCCTGAATGACGGTATCCTCGTCCCGCTGCTGGCCCCGGCCGCCGCGGCGGGCAAGGGCGTGTCGAGCTTCTCCATCAAGGTTGGCTCGGCGGACCTCAAGGTTGGCCAGGTCATCGCTGAGCTGGTCAACCTGATCGTCTCGTTCGTGCTGGTTGTCTTCACGATCGGCCTGCTGCGTACGTATGTGCTCAGCAAGATCGGTGCTCGCCGAGGTGGTGTCGATCAGTAAAAAACTGCGTACTAGATAATGTGGCCGTTCGATTCTGTTCCCACGCTCGATGACTTCCGCTCTCGCATCCCCTCGTGGGTCCCTGGAGCGTCGCCGTCGCCGCCGGAGCCGTCGCCGTCAATGAACCCGCCGCAGGGCGGTCGTCGCAAGACGTATCGCCGCAAGGCCAAGAAGTCTAAGCGTCGCCGCACCGGTAGGAAGGCCATCGGTTCCCTGGTGCGGCTTTTCCGCATGTAGCCTCAATCTGCTTCTTCAGATCTGCAGTCGTCGCCTTGCTCGTCGGGTCATTCGTCCGACGCCACTCCACAAAGTCCTTTGACACCTCCGTCCAACGCATGATCGGCACCGGCTCGCCGGCCGGAACATCCTCAACCTTATGAATCTTCTCACGGATGAACTTGGCGAGAACGTCACTGTCATCCTTGTACTCGCTGGTGTACTCCATGACCTTCTCCGGCGGCACCAGCTTGCGGAAGCCCTTGCCACGCGTATACAGAAACACCAGATACGACAGGAATGCCTCCGCCCACTCCTTGCTCTGCGACTTCTGGACGAACGACTCGTCGATCGGCTTCTCGTGCGGCAGACGGGGGTCGGCCACGAACTTGCTCACGAAGTTCACAACCACCAAGCGACGCCACGTACCTCCGTCCTGCGTATTGATCTTCGGCTTCTCGTTACACGCGAGATTGAAACGGGCCTGGAGATCGAAGTCCAGCATCTGCTTCGAGCCCGCATACAGGTCGCGAGCCGTGATCTTCTCCGACGAGGCCAGCTCCTTCATCAGACCCGTGTTGAGCGGAACATGCTCATCGGGCTCCTGCATGGTCACGAAGCGACGGCCCTTCATACGCACCAGCTCCGGAGCCGCAGCCGCAGACTTGTTACGGGCCTGAGTCAGCAGCGAGATCGGGGCCTTGCACGCGTAATCACCCATCGCAGTGGACATCAGGTTCATCAACATCGACTTGCCGTTCGAACCGGTGCCAGTCAGAATGTGGAACTTCTGTGCCTCGTTGTTGCCGGACAGCGAGGTGGCGAGGTAGGCGAGGAAGTACTCGCGAACATCCGGGTCGGGCAGCACGTCCTGAATGAACTTGTTCAGCTCCTGCCAGCAGGGATACGACTCGTGGGGGCGGTTAGGGTGATACTCGAGGTTCGTGCAGAACGAGATGTAATCCTCCGGCTTACCATCCCGGAACTCGAACGTCAGCGTATCAAACACACCATTCGCGAAGGCGATGAGGTTCTTGTTCTCATCCACCTTGGTTGCGAACTCCTCATCGAGGAACAGCTCGCGACACTCCTTCATCACATTCTCCTTGAAGCGGGTCATACGCAGCTGCTTCCGCATGTGAGCGTAGGCCTGCTTCCTCTTATCCAACTTGCACATCTGACATCCCTCTGGTTCGTGCTTGCCCGTCGGATGTGGCTCCGTGACCTCCATCATTGCACCTACCTCATTCTCCTTGCGGAGGAAGTCGCGGAAGATATCCGAGGACAGGCGGCATTGAA